CTGAAATGTCCAGCGTAGCCGCATCAAGTTCACCAGTGATCGTAAAGTTACGAATACCTGTGTAGTCTTTGTTAGAATCAAGTATAACGGCTTTAGAAGCTATTGCGGTACCTACAGCAGTGCTTCCTAAGTCTAGGGCATTTAATTCACTCAGTACGGCTGTAATACCATCTAAGGTATTAATCTCAGCCGCTGTAACTGTTACGCCATCAAGTATATTAAGTTCTGCCGCTGTGGCTGTTACAGTCGTTCCATTTATAGACAGTGCATCAGTTTCAAGAGTTCCATCTACATCTACATCACCTGAAATATCTAAAGTAGCTGCATCCAATTCGCCTGTGATTGTCAGGTTGCGAATACCAGTATAGTCTTTGTTCGCATCTAGGATTACAGCCTTAGAAGCAATAGCAGTACCTACTGCGGTACTACCAAGGTCTAGTGCGTTAAGTTCTCCTACAACTGCTGTAATACCATCTAAGGTATTAATCTCAGAAGCGGTAGCTGTTACACCATCAAGTATATTTAATTCAGCGGCTGTACTTGTAACTCCGTCAAGTATATTGAGTTCCGCTGCCGTAGAAGTAACCGTTGTACCGTTAATAGATAGTGCATCAGTTTCCAGCGTACCGTCAATGTCGGCATCTCCTGATATGTCCAATGAACCTGCATCTAACTCTCCAGTAAGTGTAATGTTTCTAAAGCTTGCTACATCTTTGTTAGAGTCTACTGTTACCACTTTACTAGCTACCACAGTTCCTACTGACTGTCCAGTGTCGCTATAATTTAATTCTGCTGCTGTTGCAGTGACACCATCTAAGATGTTAAGCTCTGCTGCTGTACTGGTTACGGCTGTGCCATTGATAGATAAAGCATCTGTTTCTAATGTGCCATCAATATCAGCATCTCCAGAAATATCTAAAGATCCTGCATCTAGTTCCCCGGTTAAGGTGATGTTTCTAAAGCTTGCTACGTCTTTATTTGAATCTACTGTTACTACCTTATCAGCTACAACTGTTCCAGTAGAAGAGCCTGTATCGCTATAGTTTAGTTCTGTTGCTGTTGCTGTGACACCATCAAGTATATTTAGCTCCGCTGTTGTAGACGTTACACCGTCCATAATGTTTAATTCAGCAGCCGTAGCCGTGATAGCAGTGCCATTAAAGTTAATAGCATCAGCATGAAGTGTGCCATCAAAGTAACCATCTTTAAACTCTACTGAGCTAGTTCCAAGATCAATATCATTATCAGTGACAGGCACAATAGCTCCATCTTGAAAACGAACTTGCTCTACGGCAGAACTAGAAACTTCTACAAATACTCCAAAACGATTGTTAGTAGAATCTACTACAATTTTATTATTAAAATCTTGATCGCCTATCTGCGGAATATGTGCGCCTTCACCTGTTGTGCCATCATGCTTATGACCTGTTGTGCCAGAAGATGCGTAAGAAAACGCAGTCAACAGTTGATTATACTCATTATTAAATAATGCAGCAGTAATTGTATCTCCATCAGAGAAGCTACTTTGTCTGGTGTAACTTGCCATGTTATCTCCTAGTTGAAGGCACGTAGTCTAAATACATACCATTAATAGCATAAGGCGGATCTGAATCTTCTGATCTCAATCTAAAGTTTACGGTAAATCCTCCACCTTGAATTGCTTGACGCACCATCGGATCATTTGTTCCTCCAAATACATTTGTTCCAAAAACACTTGTTCCAAAAATTGATGGAAGAGGTATAGATGTTAAAGTATAGTCTAAAGGTTGAGGAACTTTTGGATCTTCATAATCATACCTAACTCTTAAAGTAGGTCTTGTGTTACCTTCTGGACTAAAAGAAATTTTAGCATATCTCATATTTTTGCGTGTGCCAAAATCTCCAAAATCATAATTAGGTGTAGTATATGTAGCTCTTATATTAGTTGTTGATCCATTATCAATAAAGCTATTTCCTGTATCATGTAAATAAATGTAACCATCTTTATCGCCATGATATACTTTTTCTACACCATTAGAATCAAATCCAGAAGTAATTGCTTTTGCCTGTATACCGATTGTTTCTGACCATTCAAACCCTTTAGATGTTAAAGAGCCAATAATTCCTTTTGATTCTGCTATTGTTTGTCCTGATGTAGAGTAAAATATTCTATATTGAGATTTTTGTCTTAAAACTACACTGGCTACATTTAAATCATTTATATCTGCGGCAATAGCTTCTATAATAGGTTGTATTTGTCTGCTAACACTTCCTAATTCTACATCACCAATTCTTGCTGTTCCTGCAATAGTACGAACACCGTCAGGACTTAAAAATACTAAGTCGCCTGCAATCTCCTGAATACTATGATTGTCTAAACAACCTACGTTTTTTGTTATAGGAACAACTGCAATATTATTAGAATCGTTAATATTTATTAATTTAAAAATACTATTTTTACAAAAAATAATTAAGTCAGATCTAAAGGGTTTAATACCTATAACTTTGTCATCTAGTTTTATTGATCCAGAGCCAGTGCTAGTAAAATCATTTATGTCATCTGTACCACTAAAATAAATAGTGTTTGGAGTATCAGAATCTCCAGATACAACTAAATGTCTATCATGCACCGTACAAAGAGTGGGTGTTACTGATCCACTTACTGTTATTTCTTCTGCAAAATAAGTCCTATTTGTTAATGCCCCAGTTCCTGTCATCTTAAAAAGAAAAGGTTTTGAAGAAGAACTTTCATCGGTAATAATTACCTCTCCGTACTGACTTTCTCCTTCGTAAAAAGCAAAATTACATTGTGACTGGTTTGATCTTGTCAGCACAGATCTTCCACTAAATGTAGTGTGATTATCTCCTGAAGAAGCTACACTAGCTCTATTTATCTGTAAATATGTGATGCCATCTAAAGTAAAATAAATGTTTGTTCCAGAAGTTACAATTAAACCATCTGCATAAACAAAAAGACCTAGAATAGCGTTTGAGCTATTAGGTCTAGTAGCATCTGTGCCTCCATAAGCTGTAAAGCCATTGATTCTCCTGTAGCCACCATCATTATCTACTTCAAAGTTTTCTAACTGTGTAGCAAGTCCGGGGTTAGACAGCATTTCAAACTGACTTAAATTTGTGTTTAAACCTCCCCTACAGGATACAGCAAATGGTAAGGATGATGGCATTAGACAAACCTAACCCTGTCATCTTTAAAATAACTAGGAACTGGTGACATTAAGTTTAGCTGCATATTCTTTATTCCTTTTTTATAGTCTTCTAAAGAAAAAGCGGCTGCTTGAGCGTTATCCTTAAACTGATGCACATAATATCTTGCTCTGTTTATCAGAACAGGAACATATAGATCAGGAAAAACTACTTCATCTGAATGTGCGCTAAGTTTTGTAGGAAGTGAGTAAGCAAAAAACCAAACTTTATATACTTTATCTGGTATAGGGCTGAGTCCAAACTTCCTGTTATCAGGGCTTTTTAAAACTCTTCTAGGTAATCCAAACTGCTGAGTATCTGCATCGTCTAAGTTTTCAGATGTTTGATAGTAATCTTTAAACTCTTCTATAGTAATAAACCGTAAAGGTTGCATTTCAAACGGTGCTGTCTCTCCGCTAACGCCTACAGTGGTTATAAGAAAGTTGTCCCAATCTATATAACCATAATCTGTAGTAAGGCTAGAAGAAGAAGGCTTTAGCTCATACCAGCGCGTACCTGCTACTGTTTCAATATTTACATTTCCATATCTAGGATCAGTAGTTCCACTTTCAGCCACAGCAAGAAAAGGCCACTGGGCCTCTTCATTTACCATGTCTAAGTAGGATCTGTTAATGACATCTTTTACGTGGCTTTGTATACCCACAGCACTAGCAAACGTAGCCTGAGTGAGTTCTACTTCATTCATCTCACGTAAAATTTCATTAGATAATTCTAGATATGTAGTAGCCATTGTCTTTAGTTAGGCCCTGCTTTTGGCATTTCTTCGCTGTATTTTGGATTCACTACACCACCACGCGCTGATGCTTTAGACCTCATCACACCGCCCTTAGCCATTCCTTTAGGTGGTGATTTTTTCTTTTTCGACATACCGCCATTAGCAATTTTACCTCTTTTCTTGGTAGCCATTTTGCTTTTCATGCCACCATAAGCAATTTTACCTCTTTTCTTGGTAGCCATTTTGCTCTTCATACCCATTTTACTCTTCATCATCCGTCTCCCTGTATAAATTATCAAAAACTTGATTAACGTCTAAAGTATAATCTAAATCAGATTTACTGTAATGTGTCCACTGTGAGGGTCTAAAGTCTGGAGCGCCTTCACCTACCTCAAACCATGCAGGGTGCGTAACTCTGACTCGGTTGTTAGGAAGAGCTACTATATTCCCTGTCCACTCTCCAGCATCTAATAACTCAAGAACATGGCTTTGTTTATGTTGTGCAGGATCATCTGCTATTTCTGAGTCTGTGTAGTCTACTGTAAAATAATATTTAGCAGGATAAAACTCACCGTCTATTTTGGCAAACCAAGGGCATGGTGTTGCTCTATCTAACACATAAACTGCATGATCTCTAGAGCTACAGTCCCAAGGCTGTGCTGCCCATGTAGGCATAGGTGTAGGCCATTGTTCTAAAGGAGTATCTCCTACAAGACCTGTTATGGGCATCCTCGCCCACATAGCCCCACCATGTACATTTGGTTCATCTGTATCGTAAGTTTCGGCACCTGTAAAGATGACTTGGAAGCTTAAAGATCTACAAGGAATGCTAGTTACAGCTATTGCCATTGCATGTATAAACTCACCGTGATACTTTTGATGATTGTGTGTGTATTCTTTCCTAACCCAACATTTAAAATGTGGAATATTACTTTGTAAGTAAGCCATTAGTCCTCACTGTGGTTATTAACGGTTTTTAGGAAGACTCTTATTATAACCTGCCATCTTGTTACAAGCATCTTCCATAGCATAAATGTCAACAGCACTGCCTCCTGCTTTTTTCATTCGGCTGCTGCTATACATCATACCACCATTTCCCCCAGTGTTCATCTGATTTCGCATAGTTCCCATCATTTGTTCATCCATACGAGACACGTTTGTTGTATTACGCTGATTCATTCCACCATACATCATCATACTTCTCCCTGTGTACTTGTTAGGAACATAACCTTTTTTTCTTGGAACTCTATTCATTAATCTTGCTCCATCGAAAATGTTTTGCTTTTTTCTCTAGCAGCCTCAAACTCTGTATTATATTCTATAGAATCACTTTCCTTTTTAAATATACGATCATAGTTGTCCTTGTACTGCGAAAGATTCATCCCCTTGCGAAAACGACTTTCTTTATTTACAATAGTCTTACGGAACATCATAGGATTAGATTCAGAACCAATTTGAGGCATAATTAATCTCCAATAAAAAGGAGAGGGCCACCGAAGCAGCCCTCCCGAAACGGTCTAGTCGATACCGTAGAAGGCAGAAACAAGAGCTTCTGAACGAAGAACTTGTGCGCCATATACGTGCAGACCACGAACAATATCACCAAAGCTGTCAGGATCACGTAGAACCTCAGTATTGGTAATTGTTTGTGCAGTAGCAGTAGAAGAAATATGACCAGCCAAAACCTTACCAGCAGCGTTAGACGTTGCAGCAATGTTATTTGACTTGTACATATCAAATCCACGCAGCTTGCCAGAGCTTACCAATCCATTACGGATTGAGCCTTGACCTGCATTGTAGTCTACTGACAAGAGCTTGGAAGAACTTTGAACAAGAACTTCGTAGAACTCTGGATTAGCAAGGAACCATCGTCCTTCTTCAGGTACGTTTTGCTCATCAAGCAAACGAGCCATACGAGAAAGAACGTCAATAGGATCATGCTCACTGCCAGCAAAACCGATGTCCAAGTTACCAGTACCATCAAAAGTACCAGCAGCAAGGTCAGTAGCATTGTCAGAACCAAGAATGTGGTTAGGGCTAGAAGCCGAA